AACGCTTGATGAATTACCTCTTGCACCGGTTTAATGAAGAGAAGGCCGAGTTGGGTTCTACTCTTTGGGCCGGTTATAATGCCTTGACCCATTGGGCCACTCACATTGATGAAGAGTGGACTAATGAGGATGGCACGACCTACCAGACGGGCCGGAAGGGTTCTAGACGCCACATGGTCGAGCAGCAGCGGAACAAGGCCGTTCGGGATATTATGTCAGATGAATCTTGGCAGCTCCTAGAACTGGCGGCGGCGTGATGGAAGCACTCTACGTAATTTACCGGACGGCAACGGTTATCTTGCTATGCTTAATACTTTGGGCTATCTTTGCCTAATCTTTACTACCAACGCCCTGAGGGGCAGGAAGAACAAAACAATGAAAACCACACATGAAATGATGAAAGACCTAGAGAACGCAATTCGGGCCGATGAACGGGCCAAGCTTCGGGGGGAACTCTATGACGCTTGGAACGACCACGGGAAACCACTGGTCGAAAGTTTACCCCAAACCGGAATGCACGGGGAACCATTGGCATCTGTTGGCTCCGTTCCGGTTGTAAACCAACCAACCAAAATCACCGCAAGCCACCAGCGTTTAATCAAGGAACTGAGGCGGGGTTATCAGGCGGTACCCACCCTTGCCGGTAACCTTGGGCTAAAGAAGACATCCGTCTATGCGATGCTTAACGTAATCAAGGCTAATGGTTATGAAGTCGAGATAAAGACCGTGTCCGGCACGGCTGCAAGGTATCGGAAAATTTACCGGCTTGAAAAGGAATCCCGCACTATTCGCGCTTTGGTGACCAGCTTGAACAGCAATCTATCAGCCCTTGAACAAGTCTTGGATTCAGTTGGGATTGACTCATGGGTTGCCAGCGAACACCCACGCACCCTTGCCAATTACAAGTTTACCATCAAAGAAGATTAACCAGCTACCCAGCGCGGGGGGCTAATACCGCGCATTCCTCCCTCGACCCTCGTCATCAGAAATGGTGGCGGGGGTTTTGTTTTGGGTTTTTCTTTAATATTAGGCGGGCGGGGTTGTATTCCTTGCATTAAATTGGCGGGAATGTGTGTGGAATGCTATCCTTTACGACATCGAAGGCCACCGGCGGGGGTTGTTTCCGGTACAACAAAAACATGACAAACGCCTTACGCGGGCGTGTGCGCGGGCGCATGTGTGTGTGGGATTCCAGCGGGTTACCGGCTTGGGTTGCTGGCGGGGTTGCTTACCGTTTCGGCGATGGGTGACAAAAGATAAATATTTGGCTCGTGTGCGGGTGCGCAAGGGCCACCCCACCCCCCCGGCATTTGCTATGCAAACCCGACATAATTTTTGTGTTTTTAGGTTATCCATACAGGTATGTTTGCAACCTGTTGGGGGAGGCCCCCACCCACCCAACAAAAAACCCCCCGGACAAACCGGAGGGCTACCTAGCCGCGAACCCCTTGGGGTTATATAGTGGGCCGGGGGTGTATAGGGGGTTTACCCCCGGCAGGGTTAAGGCCATTGTACTGTTGAATTTCGCGTTTGTCAACAAAAAAACACCCCCGTCATCATTTTTTTAGGTACAAAAGGGTATCCGGGGTTGACAACCCCCTATATTATTACTAAAATAAGGGTTGACAAAGGGAGAAAAACCATGTTCAAGGCTTGGGTTATGATTTGTGCGCTGAATTCACCGACAAATTGCATTACTTTTGAAGATGAATGGGGTCCGTACCCCACACACAGGGAGTGTACAGCCCGCGTAGAACAGATGATAGGTGTGATTGTGCCTACAATGCCCACTGTTGTCGAAGTCAAGTTCCGTTGTGAGGCTCTGAAAAGCGTATGAACCTTCTACCCCAGACAAACACACGCAAACCCGCCCTGACAGACAAGCAGGAGACCTTTTTGGACACCCTGTTTGCCAATGGGGGAGATGTACGGGCTGCAGCACAGGTTGCTGGCTACTCCGAAGGCTCTGTGAATTGGCTACGGGAGCGTCTGGCCGACGAAATCGTGGAACGTACCCGCACAATGCTGGCTGGGCAGTCTCTCAGGGCCGCGAACCGGCTGGTTGACATCGTAAACACCCCACAAGTCGAACGCGGAGACGAACTTCGCATGAAAGCAGCCGAAGCAATCCTCAATCGCGTGGGATTGGGTAAACAAGAAACAATTAACCACAATGTGGCAGCAGTTCATGGTGTTGTTCTGCTACCCCCAAAGAAAGAGGTCGTGATAGATGGCTGAAAAACTTGATAATCTTCAAATATTGACTCCTGCTCAGTTTAACAAGTCTATTGACCGTGGTTTAAAGGAGATGGAATCTAGGATATCCAATCTTAGTAAGAAAACCCCACGAGCCAAGACAATACAGGCTGGAATGCTGTCCCAAACGAACATGGGAAGAGAGTCTATGGTTGATAACCAAAAAGAACTAGACAAATTAAAAGAAGAGTATGCCCAAGCAAAGCAAGATTCAGCCGTTGCTAAAGATAACTACCCCAAGATATTAGACAGGGGAGATTTTGTTACAATGACAGCAACTCCTGACGAACATGTGTCTAGGTGGCCGTACACCGACACGTTAATGCGCCCTCACCGGGGACGCAAAGCATCAACAAGTTCTGAAAAGTAACAATGGCCCCACGCAAACGTGTCCTTGTCCCCCCCGACCCGGCGACACTGGACAAGCCCCGTGGACGGGGACGCCCCAAGAAAGACCCGAACCAGCCCAAAGCCGAATACAAGATTTCGGCCCGTGAGCGGGCACGGCGTTCTGTACAAGCCAAGCTTCGCAACGCAACCAAGTCTGCCACGAAGCAAGAGAATAAGGTACAGGCCAAGCGCAAGAAGGTCAAGAAGCTCAAGACATCCGCAAAAAAGATTGAGGATGCCCTGCGTGGGGAAAAGACACGGGTTGTTGACCAAGGTGACCTGACCGACTTACCCGGCGCGGTAGAGGAACTGGTTGACGGCTCCCCCGTTATCTTCCGTCCCAATCCCGGCCCCCAAGAAGAGTTCCTGTCCGCTGCCGAACAAGACGTTCTTTACGGCGGTGCTGCGGGTGGAGGAAAAAGTTTTGCGTTACTTGCTGACCCACTGCGCTACTGTCACAATTCCAACCACCGTGGTCTCCTCCTGCGTCGTACCCTCGACGAACTGACCGAACTTATCGACAAAGCCAAACAACTATACCCCAAGGCTTTCCCCGGCGCAATATGGCGCGAAGCAAAATCAACGTGGGTGTTTCCCTCTGGGGCAACACTCTGGTTCACGTACTTGGACAGGGACAAGGATGTCACTCGTTTCCAAGGACAGGCATTCAATTGGATTGGCGTAGATGAAATCACACAGTACCCGTCCAGCTATGTTTGGGATTACCTGCGTTCTCGTCTTCGTTCTACTGACCCTGAACTCCAGCAACACCTGTGCATGCGCTGCACAGCCAACCCCGGAGGAGTGGGTGGTTGGTGGGTCAAGAAGATGTACATCGACGCAAATGAACCTAACGTCGCTTTTGGTGCAAAAGACCTAGACACCGGAAAAACATTCGTGTGGCCAGAAGGTCACGAAAAAGCAGGTCAGCCGCTGTTCTACCGCAAGTTTGTCCCTGCACGGCTGACTGATAACCCCTTCCTGATGGCAGACGGCCAATACGAGGCCATGCTTCGGTCACTCCCAGAAGTCGAGCGTAGACGACTACTAGAAGGGGACTGGGATGTAGCGGAGGGAGCCGCCTTCCCGGAGTTTTCAAGGACACGCCATGTGGTCGAACATTTTGAACTTCCAACCAACTGGCCGCGTATACGGGCGGCAGACTACGGCTACTCGAGTCCGTCGTGCGTTCTTTGGGGGGCTATTGACTGGGATAACAATATCTGGGTTTATCGTGAACTTTATGTAAAGCACTTGACAGCAGAACAATTAGCTGATAAAATATTAGAATGTGAGGAGTTGGACCCTGAACCTCATTACACGGTCCTCGACTCCTCGTGCTGGAACAAAACCGGATTCGGACCGTCCATAGCAGAAACTATGATGCGGTCCGGTGTTAGGTGGACTCCCTCAGACCGCAACCGTCTACAAGGAAAAATGGAATTACACAGGCGGCTTGCTGACGACCCCTACTCTAACGAACCACGTCTCCGGATTTTTTCGCAGTGTAAGCATATCATTGCACAGCTATCGGGCATTCCACTCTCCAAAACAAATAGTGAAGATGTAGACACAAGAGCAGAGGACCATGCCTACGATGCGTTGCGTTATATGGTTATGACGCGAACCAGTTCGTACACTTCAATACACAAACAACTACAGGGTGTCAAGGACCAAGCGTTCCAGCCCTTTGACCAGACGTTCGGATACTAGATGGCAGACCTAGACCCAAAGACCGCAACCCTACGTGAAGTTGCTGAAGCGTATGCCAAGAAGTCGGGGCGTACGAAAACTTTTGTGGGTCCGACTCTGCAATATTTTAAAGATATCGCAGACGAACCGGGTTCTGCTTTTCGTCTCTTTGAAAAAGATGCAGACGGTGTTACGCTTCTTTCCAAGACCTTTAAGGGAACGGAAGACACGTCCACAGTTAAAACGGCGATGCAAAACCTTCGTCAAGTTGGCCTCACTCTCAAAGAACTGGTCGGCCCAGACACGCCTGAGTATAAACTTCTTCCAGACAAGTCTCCTAACACAGATTTGAACAATCGTATCTTTGGGCGGGGTGAACCTGCTAAGGCTGTTTCAGAAGTTTCTGTTAATCCGGACAAGAAAAAAATGAGCCAGTTATTTGCTGGCATTTCAAAATATCTTGACGACCCTAAAACGCGCCCTATAGCCCAAGCAATTATTTTTAATCTTAACACTGGACTTCGCCCTAATGCTGCTGCAGGTCTTCAAGTAAACGCTTACAAGCCCGACAGCGGTGCTATTTACATCGAAGCCGAAACCAAGGGTGCTAAGGGACGTGCTGTAAATATCCCCTTGAACCCGATTGCAGATAGCATCTTACAAGAAAATTTAACCAAGGGCAACAAGAACAATTTTTTTATAAAGCCAAACGGTAAAGTCGTCACTTCACAAGACATGTCAGACCTTCTAAAAGAAGTTAAGGTTCCTGACATTGCGTTTGACGCTGCAACAGGTCGTTACTTCGACACTCTAAACCCAGACGGGTTCACGGGAAAGAAGGGTTCAGCACTCCTTCGAAACGTCCATGCGACTGTGGGGCAAAGTATTGGCGTAGACCAAGACCGACTTGCTTACCTGCAAGGTCGTAGTTTGAAGTCTGCTGGTAAAAGCAGCACGGGCGAACTAACAACTTACCAGCAAGCCTTTCCGGGTGCTGTTGGTGAGGTTGACCGTCAGAACGCCAACATGTTCGCTACCTTTTGGGGTGAGGCTGCTGAAGAAGCCGGATTTAAAATCACATCCAAGATTCCGATGCCCGAAACCCGCATCACAACCCAGACCGCTGGGTATGAGGGCTACTTTGATTTGCCAGTCCGTGAAGAAGTACCTAGCCCCTCTGCTGCACCCACGGTAGCTTCTCCTGAACCCAAAAGCCTAGATGACCTATCCCCAGAACTTCAAGATAAACTTAGCAAGGGTGGGTTTAACCTAGACGCTTTTCTCAAAGGAACAGGTAAAAAGATAGGCATTGCCGCAGCTATTGAGACGGGCCGACAATTTATAGAGGCTCCTTTAGAAACGGGCACAGCTATCGCTAAAGAAATGGGATTAGAACTTGGCGCACGAGCAGTGGGATTTACCGCTGCACCAGCCGCCGCTGTACCGATGATTCTGGCCCCCACCGAAACAGCCGGTCCAGAACTTTCTGAAATGCCCCCATCTCAAGAGGACTTTATCCCCGCCCGCGAAGTTGAAGAAGAAAGTCCCACGGAACAAATGGCCCGCATCGCAACTGAAGATGCCGGGTTTATCGAACGCAACCGGGAACCTGAAGCCGCCCCCGTTGTTCAAGACCAAGGCTTCCTACAACCTCAACCCTAATTTGGGAGAAAAAAGATGCCAGACAATAATTACAATTATGGCGCAGCGTACATCATGGCCTCAGACACAACTTCTGTGGATGACCAAATGGGTGCGGACAAGCTATATCGTGAAGGTCTTGAGTTCGATACTCGCGCCAAGACCGCTGTCTTGACAGAAGACATGCCAAAGAAACAGACGAAAACGACTGTGGATGCTTCTGTTATGCGTATGGCCGAAGAACGCGACTACTAAAACCAGATGTCTGAAGATAATTTTCTCCAACCCGCAGACGATACCACTGTCGGTCTGATTAATCCTGAAGAACAGATGCCGGGGCTTGCAGCCTACGTCAAGGCAAAGTTCGAGGATTCAGAAAATGGTCGGTATGCCCACGAACAGCGGTGGCTACAATCGTACAAAAACTTTCGTGGAATCTACGACTCGACAACGCAATACCGTGACTCCGAAAAGTCGAAGGTCTTTATTCGCATCACCAAGACCAAGGTGCTTGCCGCCTTCGGTCAGATTGTGGATATTCTGTTTGCCAACAAAAAGTTTCCTCTTGTTGTGGAATCAACCCCCCTACCAGAAGGTATCGCGGAGTTTGCCCACATGGAGACCCCGTTGGACCAACAGCAGCAGGAAGACCCCTACGGCTTCGCTGGAGACGGGCGGGACTTAACACCCGGTGCCCTACAGGCCGAAAGTTCAAAGGCGTTTCTAGGGGGCTTAGAGAGCGAATACGGGCAACTTCCGTTAGTGGAGGGCCGTGCCAAGATGGGAGAACCCCAGATTGAACCTGCCAAAATTGCTGCTCAACGTATGGAGAAAACTATCCACGACCAGTTGTTAGACACCAATGCTGTCAACGTGCTTCGAAACTCTGTGTTCGAATCGTGCCTGTTAGGTACTGGCGTTGTCAAAGGTCCGTTTAACTTCTACAAGCGTGTTCACAAGTGGGAGCGTGATGAAGACGGCGAGCGTAATTACGTACCAGAAGAAAAGACCGTTCCACGGATTGAAATGGTATCTGTGTGGGATTTCCACCCGGACCCCTCTGCGACCAACATAGACGACTGCGAGTACGTCATCGAACGTCACCGCATGAATCGCCAGCAACTCCGTGCCCTCATCAAGCGTCCCTACTTCAACTCCGAAGCAATTCAGGAATGTCTTGCCAAGGGGCCGAACTACGAGGACAAATACTACGAAGACACCATCCGTGAGGATGAGACTGAGCCGTACTATCAAAGCAACCGGTACGAAGTTTTGGAATACTGGGGCGTGTTGGATTCCAAGCTGGCCAAAGAAGCCGGTCTTGAGGGTGCAGAGAACATGTCAGAGTTCGACGAGGTTCAGGTCAACGTCTGGGTGTGCGGCACAATGGTGTTGCGCTGTGTGATGAACCCGTTCACACCAGCCCGCATTCCCTACCAAGTCTTTCCATACGAAGTCAACCCGTATCAACTGTGGGGTGTCGGTGTAGCGGAAAACATGGAAGATGCCCAGAAGCTGATGAACGGGCACGTTCGCATGGCTATCGACAACTTAGCCCTTGCTGGTAACCTTGTGTTTGACGTGGATGAAGCCTCGCTGGTTCCCGGACAGAATATGGATATCTTTCCCGGAAAGATTTTCCGTCGCCAGTCCGGTGTTACAGGCACAGCCATCAACGGCCTCAAGTTCCCGAACACGGCGGGTGAAAACCTGCAGATGTACCAGATTAGTCGCCAACTTGCCGATGAAGAGACAGGCATTCCTTCTATCATGCACGGTCAGACGGGCGTAACAGGAACGGGACGAACGGCAGCGGGACTATCCATGCTATTGGGTTCAGCGGGCCTGTCGATGAAGACCGTTATCAAAAACATTGACGACATGTTGCTCAAGCCCTTGGGCGAAGCCTACTTCCAATGGAACATGCAATTCAACGAAGAATCAGAAGATATACAGGGTGACCTAGAAATCAAACCACGTGGCGTAGCCGCAGTTATGCAAAAGGAGGTTCGCACCCAGCGACTCACCTCGTTGCTTCAAACTGTTGCAAACCCCATGCTGGCACCTTTTATTAAGATTCCAAACCTGATGCGAGAGTTGGCAATATCACAAGACATCGACCCGGATAGCTTGGTCAATGATGCTAACGAGGCTCAACTCTACGCCAAAATGTTACAAGGAATGATGGCTAATGTACAACAAGGACCAAGCCAAACTGGTGGCCCCCCTGCTGGCCCACCCGGAGATATGGGCGGGGCTGGAGGAGTATCTCCTTCTCCTGAAGGAACAGACCTACAAGGCTCTGGTAACGGCACAATCGGAGTCGGAACTGCGCCAAGCGCAGGGGAAAGCGGCTTTACTGGAAACGCTCCTCAAACTGAAGGATAACCACGAGGCTATAGTTAAAAATGGATAGAATTGATTTAGGCTTGGGCAGCATGGAGGAGGAGCCTATCCCCTTCTTCACACCTCCGCGTGAACTCACGCTGGAGGAGTATAAAGCTGACAGCAATATCAATTTCTATAACACAATTTTGGGGTTGCCGTCCTTAGAAGCTGATACGGGCATTGACGTAGACCCCGGAGATGACATTACAGACTTAGCAGACCCGTCTGCGGGTTCAGACAGGGACGATAGCGACAGACCTGACATCTTGAGTATGCAGGTGTTCGGTGGAGGGGGTCAGTACGCCAACGAACCCGTGTTTCAAAGTGAGGGAACCAGTTTTGACAGCTATTCAGATTACCTGAAGTCAACAGGCTCAACAGGTCGCCTACCCTTTGTTGAAAACATCCTAGACCCTATAACTCAGGGAGAGATGCCTAAGTTCGCAGCACAGGCACAGGCTAGTTTTAAAGAAGGTGTAGAGGACGTTAAAGCAGTTCCGGCCCAGAGTAAAAGTGTCATTGAAAATCTGGTAAACACGGGCCAGATAAGTCAGGAACAGGCTCAAGACTTGATGAAAGGTATTTTGCCCGTAGCGGGTGGATTGGTGGGAGCAGGTGCTGCTGGGCTTATCGGTGGAGAAACTGTTCAAAACGCCTTTGGCATGCCAAGTTTTCGCCCAGCAGGTGCGATGGGTATGATGGCTGATATTGTTCACACGATTCAGTACAGGGATATGGCTTATAATAGGGCAGTTAGTGCCGCGTATTCTCAAGGAGATATGGCGGGTTCAGAGTTTGGTCCTATGGATTTTAGCAAGGTCGATACTGGGTTTTCAATGCTGATAGGCACGACGGGCATTACTCGCAAAGCAGGGTCAGGAGTTTACACAGGCAATACCCATGGAATGGGCATCGAACGACTCAAGGCACTAGAGGCAATTAGCCAAGGCTACGACCCAACTAAAGGATTTAGTGTTACCAATCCGGGTGCGGGCGTCAAAGTAGAGGACAGCGGCGGCTCTTTTGTATCTAACAACACGATGGACGGTTTTTATCGGGCCAACGGAACATTCTACGACCCGCGCACAGGTGTTAGTGCTGCAATGGGTAACATGAGCCATCTGGATGCCTTAGCGTCAAAGACGTTTGGAGTTACGGTTAGTTACAAGAATGGCATAGGAATGCAATACAATAGGGCCACCAGCAACGCTCTCAAGCTTGCTCGTTCGGGAGTGATGACTCTACAGGAAGCCTTGGCTTTGGAGGTTGCAAAATTACAGCCTGAAAAGACGCCCAAGTCTGATGAGGATGGTAGTGGGGGTAGTCCTACCTTTACTTCAGGAGGAATAGAATACGAAGTTGGAACAGGTGCGGGTCAAGTTGACCCCGGACTTGCAAAGGGTACTGGGAGCTATAACCCCAATCAATCTGCAAGTGACGACAAAAAAAGTGACGAAGCGGGTGCGGGTAAATCTGCAAAAGACGACAGTCCGTACGGAGAGGGTGGTGGCCCCGGTTACGGCGGCGGGAGAGCCTCTGGAGGTTTAGTAGGCTACGCACCCGGTGGTGCTGTTGCACAGGGAGGTAGTGGGTTTATCAATCGCCCACCAGAACAGGTGTCGGAAGCAGAGTCGGTTGCAGACAGTCAACCTGACGCCGTACCAGAGGGCACGTTTGTTATTAATGCCCCTGCTGTTGAGTTCGCAGGTAGTGACGACATCCGCAAGATGCTAGTAGATGCACACAAAGAAGCGATTCGTCGCGGAATAACAGTTGACAAACAAGGAAATGGTGCTAAACTAATAGACGTGGCTCTTTCTAGCGGCGAAGTAAAAGTCGCACCACACTTAGCCAAAATCATCGGATATGACCGCCTGAACAAAATCAACAATCGCGGCAAGCCCGAAGTTGAAGAGCGTATTCAGGAAAACGGGCAACAGATTGTGGGCGCAGCCACCGGGGGTTTACTCTTAGGACTGCGACAGCAACCTCAGACACAGTTACCAGAGGGTTTTGTACAGCAACCTTCTACCGTTGACGCTGGTCCCATACCTAGTCGTGATGAAGACACTTTCTTTGATTACACGATTGGTCAAATTAAGGACGCAATCAAGAACGTGGAAATAAAGGGCTTTGAAGACCAGCCCTATATCTTTACGGGTATTAAGCGTAAGAACGCTCCCTCGTCAGCCTTCGGTCCTATGCAGATAACTGCAAAAACTTTGCAAGACCTCAAGGATAGGAGTCCGGAGTACAAGCAGCTTTCTCCAGAAACACAAGCGTACGTTAACGACTTAATTCAGCAGGGCAACGACAAAATAAACGTCGAAAGATACGGCTCTGTATATCGGGACGGTAAAAAAACGTCCACACCTAAAAGATTAAAAAGCAAGCTGGGAAAGTACGGCATTGGAGTTATTCCAACTGAAGTACACCAGCAGTATTATGATATTGTAGCAGACGCAGTTCTGCGACAGAAATTACGCGACCATGACAACCTAGACGCAGCCCTTGCATCGTACGGCGAAGGTAAAGCGTACGCAGAAAAGGTTAAAAAAGGTTTGCGATAATTCGTCGGCTACCCGTTAACAGCGGCCCCGACACAACCGAAGCGGCTACCTACAAGCCAAAGTAGCCCCGCTATTGAGAGGTAATAAAATGGCAAAAGCAAGAGGCCACCGTGCCACTAAAGCAAACGATTCGTTCGGAACAGTAAATAACGCATCGTTATATCGTGGAAAATACCGTGATGAAGTCTACCAAGACGAAGACGACGGAACGGAAGAAACTGAAGAAGCACAACAAGCGGACACCGAACAAGAGGCTACTCCGCAAGAAGCCAACAGTTTCGTAGAGGCCAAGGAGCCTGAACACGATTACAAGAAACGCTATGATGACCTGAAACGACACTACGACGAGAAAGTAGGAGAATTCAAGTCTGAAGTAGAGTCACTTCGCAAGGCTGTATCAGAACGGGCTGTGGAAATGCCGCAAGGTGTTGTTGCTCCCCGGACGCAAGAAGAACTAGATGAGTTCAAGGAGCGTTACCCTGATGTGTTTGAGGTTGTGCAAACTGTATCGTCTATGCAGACGGAAACACAGGTTGCAAAACTCCGCGAGGAACTTGGAACCATTAAGGAACGGGAACAAGAGTTAGAAAAGCAGAAAGCCGTAGAGGAACTGCTCAGACTCCATCCAGACTTTAATGAAATCAAGAGTGACGAAAAGTTTCTTTCATGGTTGCAGGAGCAGCCAGAATCTATCTCTGACGGCATCTACAAAAACAACAAAGATGCTAGATGGGCGGCACGGGTTGTAGACCTCTACAAAGCCGACACCGGCACTCCTAAGAAGAAGACCAAATCATCATCTGCTGCCGACGCAGTTACCAAGACCCCTGCACGGGAAGTACGGACAGAGGCCACAGGTGGTAAAAAGATTTGGAAAGCTTCTGAAATCGGCAAGATGAAACCTCACCAGTTTGAAAAGCTAGAAGCTGAATTGGATGAGGCACGTTCAGAAGGTCGAATCGACTTTAACTCTTAACCTCAAATAGAGGAAGGAAAAACCAATGGCTTTTGATAGCGCATCAGGTTATAATAACCTGCCTTCCGGTAATTTCACACCGGAAATCTTCAGTCAAAAGGTTCTCAAATTCTTCCGTCGTGCTTCGGTTGCGGAAGATATTACCAACACTGACTACGCTGGCGAAATTGAGAATTTTGGCGACACGGTTCGCATAATCAAGGAACCAACAATCACTGTATCAAGCTACTCTCGTGGCTCAGTGGTTAACCCACAAGACTTGGCCGACGACCAGACAACTATGGTTGTTGACCAAGCGAATGCTTTTGCATTCAAGATTGACGACATTGAAGAGCGTCAGTCACATGTCAACTTTGAGGCACTTGCTACTTCTTCAGGCGCATACTCTCTGAAGCGTAAGTACGATGCTAACATCCTTGATGCTATGGCAACCGAAGCTGGCCTAACAGGCGAGTCAGGTGCATCCATTGCTCAGATTGGCAGCATCGGCACACTTGGTGCGGCTCTGAACATCGGTGGTGCAACTAGCCCCGGCGACACAGCAGTCAATACCATGCTGGTAATGGCTCAAGCCCTAGACGACCAGTCAGTTCCGGAAGAGAACCGCTGGTTCGTTGCTCCCCCGGCTTTCTACAAGCATCTGTTCTCAGCAGGTTCAAAGTTCGCAGAAGTACAGGTTACTGGCGACGCGACTTCACCTCTGCGTAACGGTCTTGTGTCGTTGGGCAACATTGCTGGCTTCCAGTGCTACAAGTCAACTGCCCTCGTTTCTAACGGCGGTACTGACCAAGTAACTCTGACGGGCCTCGCAACGGACGGCACTGAGAACGTAGTTCTTGGCGGTCACATGTCCGCAACTGCAACTGCTTCGCATATTGCGAAGACCGAAGTTGTACGTTCAACTGAAACCTTCTCTGACATCGTTCGTGGATTGCATGTCTTCGGTCGCAAAGTTTTGCGTCCTGAAGCAATGGTTCGCGGCGTTGTTAGCCTCGACTAGTAGGGAGATTTACTAATGGCTACTTACGCAGTTACCGATAACGGTGTAGCGGTTGCAGCAGGTGCAAAACCCTACATGCAAGAGGTTGTTCTGGACTTCTCCACGACCAATCTTGGTATCAACGAGGACATCGACGCTCTTAAGATTCCGGCAAACACGCTGGTTCTGTGCGTCGGTATCGAACTCGTGACCGCAAGCAGCAATGCTGGTACGATTGACGTTGGCGATGGTACCGCTGCTGATACGTGGGTCACTGACCTCGACGCAGACGGCGCAGTTGGTATTCAGGAAACTGGTTCTGCCGCTAAGTTTTACTTGGCTGCTGACACCATCGACGTGAAAGCTATCACTGCAATCATGAACGGTAAAGTTCGTGTATTCGCCGTGATGGTGCCAATGAACGCTGCTGGCACTGCCGCAGCATTTGCCTAAAAACTTGTCAGGGGGGCCACATGCCCCCTTGACACCTTCACTGTCTTATGATATAAGCAGGAATTCCCTGCCGGGGTAAACCCACTAGGAGCGTTCCTGATGAGTTATATAACTAGTAATATTCCGTACTTCAAAGCTTGGGTACGACGCGAGTACACTACAGGCCATGACAGGTATCATGGTGAATTTCTACACGCAATGGTAATTGGGGTAACTACCCTACCCATGCGTACCATGTCTTTTCAAGTCATGTTTACGGGGTACGACGAAGAAGAAAATGTCCACGGGGGTGCTATGTGGGCGCGTATGCCACTCACAGCCCTTGTAGGCGACACTCCCCTAGACGAATGGCCCCAGCCCATGCCAACGTATTTGGCACAGCCGTGGGATTGTCAATCACATCATCATTCAGTGTTTGTCTTGAATAGGGGCACTCCCTGTCCGTGGTTGGCAAAAATAGACGGAGAATTTTATCCGGCTAAGTATTACTTCACTGTGGATTACACAGACAGCGAGGTAGCAGACGACCCAGCACAACACAAACAGAGTCACGTCCTAGAACTCTTAGACGCTGGGGAATGGACAGGAAACATTGTAGCCCTGCCAAACAACAGAGTGCGAGTCACTAATCCGGCGTGGTTTGTGACAGGCGAAGGTGCCCCCGACTTTACACCAAGTCAGTGGGTGCATCATTCTAAACAAGACCCGAATTACGTGAGCGACACAACACGGGTATTTAACAACCTCTATGCGGAGAGTGATAATGAAAAAGATGATGATGAAGAGTAAAGGCATGGCTAAAGGCGGCAAGATGAAGTCCAAAGGTATGGCTCGTGGTGGTCGTATGGCTATGAAGTCAAAAGGTTATGCAAAAGGCGGTGCTGTTGGTGGCAAGAAGAAGACACCAACAAAAGCAGCAAAGAAGGGTGCTATGACTCTTGCAGCTATTCGTTCTGCAGCCAAGTCAAAAGGCTACAAGCTTGTAAAGGCGTAAACTGATGGCACGTAAAGCCGACAAGATGCCAGCCCGTAACAAGAAGAACTTTCGGCCTACGAAAGCAGGGGCTGGCATGACTAAAGCTGGGGTGGCTGCGTATCGCAAAAAGAATCCCGGCTCTAAACTTAAGACGGCAGTCACCGGTAAGGTAAAGCCCGGAAGTGCAGCAGCAAAGCGGCGCAAGTCGTTTTGTGCCCGTTCTGCAGGTCAGATGAAGAAATTTCCCAAAGCAGCAAAAGACCCGAACAGCCGCTTGAGACAGGCTCGAAAGAGGTGGAAATGCTAAACTTGCTGATAGGTCCAATTACACAACTAGCGGGTACTTGGCTAGAGGGCAAGGTCGAAAAGACCAAAGCTGAGACAGGTGCAAAGGTCGCCAAGGCAAAAGCTGAAGCGGTCATTATGGAAAAGAAAGCCACAGGCGAAATAGACTGGGACTTGGAAGCAATTAAGGGTAGCCAGAACTCGTGGAAAGATGAGTGGCTGGTTATTTTGTTTTCAGTACCACTCATACTCGCTTTTATTCCCGGAATGGAAAATGTCGTATCCCACGGATTTCAACAACTGGAGCAAATGCCTGAATGGTACCAGTACAGCTTGGGCGTTATTGTTGCTGCAAGCTTTGGAGTTAGAAGTGCG